GAGATGGTACAACTTGAAAAGCAGTAGTTCTAGTTTGACTACTGACTATGGTGCAATTGATTGGGATAATTTTTTATTAACTACTGTAGGTGTATCAGGGGAAACTGCTCCTTATACAGTAAGAAACTTACGCTTTACTACTACAGAAGAATGGAAAGATTACTTTAGAGTTTCTCAAAATAAAGATGATGCAGATACTCAAAATTATGGAGTTCCTTCTAGAGTTATTAAAAGTCCTGATCTTAGAAAGTTTGGGTTAAGTCCTATTCCAGATCAAGTCTATCGTATTTGGTTTTATGCCTATGATTTACCAACAGAGTTATCTGCACATGGAGATCAAATAGTTTTTCCTAACATTTATAAACCTGTCCTTTTAGCAAGGGCTAGATATTATGTTCATCAGTTTAAAGAAAATCCTCAAGCATCAGCTTTTGCTGCAGAAGATTATAAAAGAGGATTACGTCTAATGAAGTTAAACCTAATGGAGTCTACGCCGGGATACTTTAAAGATGACAGGATAAGGTTCGTATAAATGTCTCAACCATTCGCCTTATCATGTCGAGGTGGTTTAAATGTTAACTTAAATCAACTTGAAATTATGCGACAACCCGGATCAGCAATTGAATTGTTGAACTTTGAGGTTGATCCTGATGGAGGCTATAGGCGCATTAATGGCTTTACTCAGTTTGGTGGAAGTTCTACAGCTAAACCTAACTCTAGTAATGCTATTCTTGGAATGTTTGTTTATGCAGATGGTTTAATTGTTTGTTCAGGAACAGGTATATTTTTTAGTCAGGATGGTACTAGTTGGTTAACATTAAACAGAGCTAGTGTATCTGGTAGTGGTGATAACCATACTACTTTTACTGGTAGATCTTTAGCTGCTAGAACAAGTCAAGGGCAATGTACTTTTGCACTATTTGAAGGTACAACTGATTATGGTGAAGTATTAATTTGTGATGGAGCTAACAAACCTTTCTTTTTTAAAATGACAGGTACTGGTAGCTTAACAGACAGAACTTTTTTTGCAGGTGAGATAACAGTAAGTAGTACAACTGCTCCACTAGTAGGAGTAATGCACGAAAATCATTTTGTTGTAGGAGGTGCATCTACAGCTAAAAATACTATTTTTTATAGTTCTAGTATTGATCCTGATTCATTTAGTGGTTCAGGAGCAGGAAGTATAGTACTTACAGATGCAGTTGTAGGTCTAGCTAGTTTTCGTAGTGACTTAATTATTTTTTGTAAAAATAGTATTTTTAAATTAGTTAATATTAGCGATAGCGATAACATTGCAGTAGTCCCTATCACAAAAAATGTAGGCTGCTTAGACGGTCAAAGCATTCAAGAAATAGGAGGTGATCTTTTATTTTTAAGTCCTGATGGAATTCGTACTATTGCAGGTACAGCTCGTATTGGGGACGTAGAGTTAAGTTCTGTCAGTAGACAAATTCAAAAAGTAACTAGTTTAATTGCAGCAAGTATAAATAATTTTGTTATTAGTAGTGGGGTACTTAGGAGTAAATCTCAATATAGATTATTTTACACTAATACAAGTCAAAGCTCTGCTGTATCAAAAGGTATTATAGGTACATTAACTCCTAATGGTTTTGAGTGGTCTGAAACCAAAGGTATTCAAGCTAATGGCTTTGCGTCTGGTTTAGATAAAGATGGCGTTGAACAGTTATATCATGGGGACAATTCAGGATTTGTATATAATCACGATACAGGTAATGTATTTAATCCCGGTGGGAGTGCTTCTAATGTTGAAGCTATTTACTACACGCCTGATTTAGACTTTGGAGATATAGGAACTCGTAAAACAATAAAGTATATAAAAATTTCTATTAGCCCTGAAGGAACTATCCAACCAGAGCTAGATGTAAAGTATGACTTTGAAAGTACAGATACTCCACAGCCTCCTACATATACATTAAGTACTATACCTTTACCTGCTACTTTTGGGGATGGGACTTTTGGAACTTCTGAGTTTGGAGCTGCTGAAAATCCATTAGTAAGACAAGCAGTAGAAGGAACTGGAAATACTGTAGCTTTAAGACTTAAAAGTGATGACCAAAGATCTCCTTATTCAGTAAATGGTTTCTACATAGATTACATGCCTTCAGGAAGGAAGTAGATAAATGGCTTATTCGTATACAAGACAAAGCACAATCTCTGATGGAGATACGATTACAGCGGCATTATTTAATAATGAATATAACCAGTTATTAAATTCTTTTGCTTATTCATCTTCAGATGCTGCTGTTACAGGACACAGACATGATGGATCTTCTGCCCAAGGTGGTAGTATTTTTAGAATTGGTGATCTTGATTTCTTAAATAAAATTGAGGCTGACAGTACTAACAATAGATGGGGATTTTATGTACAAGTCTCTAGCAGTGCTGTTGAGCAAGTAAGAATACAAGATGGAGCAGTAGTTCCAGTTACTGATAATGATATTGATCTAGGTACTAGCTCATTAGAGTTTAAAGATTTATACATTGACGGTACAGCTTATGTAGATGCTATTAACTTTAACGGTACAGCAATTTCAGCAACTGCCGCTGAAATAAATATTATGGATGGTGTTACAAGCACTGCGGCAGAGTTAAATATTTTAGATGGCGTTACAAGTACAACAGCAGAACTTAATATTCTTGATGGTGTAACTTCTACAGCAGCCGAAATAAATATATTAGATGGTGTTACTTCTACTGCAGCAGAACTTAATATTCTTGACGGTGTTACTTCTACAGCAGCAGAATTAAATGCTTTGGATGGTATTACAGCAGTTGTTGGTGAGTTAAATGCTTTAGACTTAGGGTCTACAGCAGTAGGTACTGCCATAGCTTCTAAAGCAGTAATTCTTGATTCAAACAAAGATTACACTGGCGTAAGAAATCTTACCTTAACAGGTGACCTCACTATTGGTGGTGATGATCTTACAATGGGTACTAATACTGCTGGTCACTTATTAATTGCAGATGGTACTAATTTTAATCCAGTAGCAGTAGGTTCTTTATCTGAAATATCTACAGTAGCTACTGATGACGTTTTTATAGCTGTAGACACTTCAGGTGGTGGTTTAAAGAAGATTACAAGAAGTACTATTGTAGCAGGACTTGCAACATCTAGTGCTATTTCTAATGTTTCAGAAGATTCTAGTCCACAGCTAGGAGGTAATTTAGATCTTAATGGCAGCGATATTGTTACAACATCTAACGCAACTTTAGACCTAGCTCCAAATGGTACAGGTACAGTTGTAGTTAGAGGTAACACTAATTCAGGTGCAATAGTTCTTAATTGTGAAAGCAATAGTCATGGTCAAAAGCTTTACGCACAGCCACACTCAGCGGCAGTAACTAATACTTTAATGCTTCCTGCTGGAGCTAACTCAACTTTAGTTTCTCTTGTATCTACAGATACGTTAACTAACAAAACATTAACATCTCCTAAAATTAATGAAGACGTAGCAGTTACTGCAACAGCTACTGAACTTAACCTTCTTGATGGAGTAACGTCTACTACAGCAGAGCTTAATGCTTTAGATGGTATTACAGCGGTAGTTGGAGAACTAAATGCTTTAGATTTAGGAAGTACAGCGGTTGGAAATGCAATTGCTTCTAAAGCAGTAATCCTTGATTCTAATAAAGACTATACAGGATTACGAAATTTTACTATTACTGGTGAGCTAGACGCAGCTACTTTAGATATATCTGGTAATGTCGATATAGATGGTACAACTAATTTAGATGCTGTAGATATTGATGGTGCAGTTCAGATAGATGGAGCAACTACATTTGGTGTTGATGACACAGGTGTAGATGTTAAATTTTTTGGGGCTACAGCAAGTGCTTATCTTCTATGGGATGAAAGTGCTGATAAATTATTAACGGCTGGCAATACGTTTATTGACATCGTTAAAGACAAATTAATGATTGGTAGTACGGCTGTAACAACAACGGCTGCAGAGCTAAATAAACTTGATGGGGTGACTGCTACAACAACAGAATTAAATTATGTTGATGTCACTACTCTGGGATTAACAGAAGCATCTAAGGCTGTAACAGCAGATGCTAACGGTGTTGTAACACATGATGCGGGTACTTCAGGAGAATACACCGCAGTTACTTCATCAAGTAACGCAGTCTCTTTGAATCTGCAATTAGGCGACAACTTCAGTCACGATCTGACTGAGAACACAACTATATCTTTTGCTAATCCAGCCGCAAGTGGCAAGGTATCTACAGCAACACTTAGGATTATCCAAGGCTCTACTGCAAGAACAATCACATGGCACTCTAGTATCAAGTGGGCAGGTGATGAAGCACCTACACTTTCAACAGGAGATGATGACGTTGATGTTTTTGTCTTTTATACAGTAGACGGTGGAACAACTTATTACGGCTTTACCGCTGGACAGGATATGTCCTAATGAGT